CGCTCCGTCGTAAGCTTCTGACAATTCTAATATTTCGTCAGCCACTTCGGACATAGCGTCTCTTGCGGCGTCCTGAGGGGTTAATATGGCATTATTAGCTTCTTCGGCTGCTTGCCCTAAATTGCCATAATCGTCCGCCATATTTTCCAGATTATCAAGAAAACTATCAGCGCTCTCAGGCGTGCCCATTGTATCAAAAGCTTTGCGGGCGGTGTTTTCATATTCAATAATCTGACCTTCAGCCTTGGCAATTTTTTCTGAAAACTCTTTTTCTGCCTCATCAAGCGTAAATCCAGTAGTATTAACCGCAGATGGATCATTCATTGCTTTGAGTATTTCATTTTTGACAACGGCATATTCCTGTTCAATTTCCTTTTTTTCTTTTAAAATATCAATATAACCATTGGTAAATTCAGGACTTGTTAAAGATTCTGCGGCAGAGTTTATACGGTTTTCCTCAGCTTTTTCCGTAAGCTGGTCTATTACTGAATTAGGATCGAAACCTGTAAGTTCTCCTGTATCATAATCTACCTCTATATTACAATTAAAAGTATCATTAAGATAATCAGCGTAATCAGCCATCAAATCGAGATCAGTATTCGTAATCTGGGCCTTATCTGATAATGCGTCAAGCTGAGCCACAGCAATCATGCCACTTTGCCAACTGCCATCAATTTTAGTCATTTTATTATCGTATTCTGTAATAAAAGACTTTAGTGTTTCCTGGCTTTCCGCAAGCCTTTGCTCATAATCCGAAACAAATCCGCCGCCTTTTTCATACTGGGCGTTCAGCGTATCAAGTTCTTTGGAAAGACTTTTCGCGGCTTCTGAATTTTCTCCGTATAACTTGCAGACGTTTGCGTAAGCAGTCTCGGTACTGTCAATTTCTATCCTGCATTGCTCTAGCGTGCCGTTATAATCTTCAACAGCGTCCTCTGCCGAATTAAAATGGTGTATAAGCCCGCCGATAGCCGCTCCGGCTGTTGCAACTCCTCCGATTATTAATCCTACCTTGGTTTTAGACAAAGTTAAATTAAAAGTATTAGTTACAATGTTCAAAGCTTTCACCGCAGCGGCGGCGACTGTAACCGTTCCAATAAACCCTGCTCCCGCGACAGTTATGCCGGTTATTCCCTCTACGACGACGGGGTGTTTTTCAGCAAAATCCGTCATCCATGTAAGCGCGCTTGTTCCCATATCGGCAAACGCTCCTATTGTGGGAGTCAGCGTATCGCCGATTGCTATTTTAAGATTATTGGCCGCGTTCTGCGTCATTGTAAGACGCGATTCAAGCGTGCCGTAACGCGTATTCGCTTCATTTGCAAGAGCCGTATTTTCTTCCCAGGCTTCCCCCGCAAGACTTACCGCGCCCGCAAGCCCGCTGCTGTTATTCGCAAGGGATTTTACCGCATTAGAAAGCCTGACCTCGCTTATGCCCATATTTTCAAGAATTACGGTAGCGGTTTCCCCGTTTCTTTCAACGTCGTTTAAGCCGTCTATAAAGGAATAAAGAGCGTCGACAGCACGGTGTTCAAACATGTCGGAGAACTGCTCACAGCTCACACCGGCTACGGAAGCAAAATCTTCTAAGCTGCTGTTTCCTGTTTCAACGGCAACCTGAATATCCGTCATTAGCTTAGACATAGCGGAGCCGCCCGCTTCAGCCTCGATTCCCACAGAAGACATTGCCGCGGAAAGTCCGAGAATATCAGATTCCGACATGCCCGCAAGAGTTCCGGCGGACGCCATTCTTGTTGACATTTCAACTATATCCGCTTCTGTTGTGGCGAAATTGTTGCCGAGCGCAACTATGGCGGAGCCGAGATTTTCATAATTGTCAGCCGACATATTAGTTATATTGGAAAATTTCGCAAGGGACGAAGCCGCCTGCTCCGATGACAGATTAGTAGACTCTCCGAGATTTATCATTACTTCAGTAAAGTCCGTTATATTTTCGGTGGCGATTCCAAGCTGCCCCGCTGATTCGGCAACGCCTGCAATCTCGGTAGTAGAGGACGGAATCACAAGAGACATTTCCTTTATATCGCTGCTTATTTCAGCGAGCTGTTCTTCGGTCCCGTCAACCGTCTTGTACACTCCGGTTACGGCGCTTTCAAACTCTATCGCCGCGCTTGCGGCGGAAACAAAACCGTCCTTTATTTTGTTCAGCGCGGCCACTACCCCGATAGTTGCAAAAGCGTCCTGGATAAGCTCTCCCGCATTAGCGGCTTTGTTTCCTAAAGTTTCACTCTCGCCGGAGGCCTTTTGCAACGCTTCGCCGTATTCTTTAGCCTCGCGCTCAGACTTGTTAAGCGCGTCCGCAACCTTTTGCTCCGCATTAGCGGCTTTGTTGGAAGCTGCATACATTTTTTCTTCCGCTTGCGCGGACGCTTCTGTGGCAGAAGCATTTTTCCTCGCCGCCGCCGCGGCTTCCTCCGCTTTTTTCGCCTTTTTTTCCGACTTCTGGGCAACTTTTTCAAGACTTTCAGAAGTCTTTTGCGCCTGAACTACCTCGTCGTTCATGGAATCGGTCACTTTGTCAACCGTCATTAGCTGACTTTTTAAGCTTTCATGAAATCTTTTAGCCTCTGCCGCTGCCTGTGCGTCTATATTTGCCTTATTTCTGGCTTTTTCCGCGGCCTGTTCAAGTTTGCGCGCCTGATCGGACATTGCGTCTGCTAATAATCTTGACGGCGTAACGGCCCCCGTTGAATTGCCGGAAAGCTTAGAAAGAGAAGCCGCCGCTTCGGCGGAGCTTTTGGATGTGTTTAGCAACGCAGAATCGAGCCTAACGCTTGACTTTTCCACATCAACTATCGCGTTAACTCCGGTATCGCCTAACCTGACCATAGCTGCGCTCATTTCATCTACCATTCTAAATTTAGCGGTATACTCACTCTTCAAAATCTCACTCCTCTCTTAAGCATAGCAAGAAAAATTTCAATATCAGTCCTGCAAGGGTTTTCTGATTCGCATACCTCAGACGCGATATAGAAGAGCCTGGTCCTCTTAGACATTTTTTCAAACTCCTCCATACGTAGTCCGTGACGCTGCCATAAAACATGCGCCCAATAAGAATCGCTTCCCTTGCAGGATATTAGTTTTTTGCTTCTTCAACCAGATTATTTTCGGTTTCCTTTTTAGACTGCATTAGCCCGAGAGCCGTCATAACAGTGTTGAATACCTGGTCGTACTCGCCGCGCTTTGAAAAAACCTTAAGCGGCATTTCTGTCTTATCATAGCAGCGATAAAAATCCATAAGCTCCTTATCGCAAAGATTCGGAAATACAAGAGCTTCAGCAATTATATGACGGAATGCCCTCGGCGTATCGTTTTCAGTCTGGAAAACAACCTCTCCGTTTTCTATATACGGTTTACCGTTGTTATCGAATGCGACGCTTCTCTTTCGGTAACTGTCGGTAATTTTTCTTATTCTTTCGCCTGATAATACTTTAATTTCCATTTGAATCGGCTTACCGCTTTCATCCTTAAAGCTTTCCGGAGCAGGCGCCGTAATAATCTCTTCCTTTTCCTCTCTCATAAAATAGCTTAAATTCTTTGTCATAATAAAAACCTCCATAATATTATTTTTTCGGGACAGTTTTAAGCCTTAACCGTTTCGGGCAGGAATAAAATGCGCCCCGTTAGGAGCGCTTGACATTTTATAAAATTGTGATATAATAATAGATGAAAAGGGTGTCTGCGATAAGCGGTTCATCCCAAAATGTTAGTATTAAAGAAATACCGTTACTTTGGAAGAGTGGGCGGTATTTCTTTTTTATGTAAAGAAATTATTTCTTGTTAAAAATGTCTTTTGTGACCTTATAAACAAGAGTGATAACACAAGTTAGCATTGTTACGAACTGGATAAGTTCCGATAATGTCATTGTTATCACCTCCCTTGTCAGGGAGAAACCGCCTACCGTTTTATGCAGACACCCATACGGTTATTATACCACGGGTGTCTTTTTTTGTCAATTTATGTTTAAACTATAATGTCCTTAGCATTGAATGAAATCGAATCGTCAACAACGTCCCCGCTACTGTCAAGGGATGTAAGTATAATGTCCCCCGTAAATATGCAGCCTACCGCCGTTATTGTATCCGAGCCATAATCTCTGTAATAGTCCGAGCCTTTATCGTCCATTACGCCTTGAATAGTAAACTCCGGCTCCACTCCGTCCTTTTGGTATCTCTGTACTATTTCCTTTAAAAATGGAGTAGACCGTCTCCGCGTTATCGTTCCAGTTATAGTAAAGCCTTTCCATCTTGTACTAGGGGAACGCTCCCCTAATACCTTTCCTGTATATGTCTCCGGTGTAAATTTAATCTCGCACTTTACACAGTCAAAAATTTCCTCGCCGTCTATAAATACTTTTCCTTCTGTAAGAACAATAGGTTTTTTGTTATAATCAGACACGATTTATACCTCCTTATCTTGTTTTAATAGTAAAATAAAGCTTTTCCGCGCTGTCAACAGGCTCTATCGCAACGTTAAAATAAGTACTGTCTCCCTTGCTTATTCCTCTGTCAACCGCAAAGTCAGAGCTGTAGTCAACGTTCTGTATTGCGCCGGCTTCATAAAATTGCTTCAGAATGGCTCTACCCATACCATCCATAATATCCCAGCCTGTTTCATTATTGTTATACTTATTCGGAGGGAAATTCGCTCTAATATTTTCTGCGAATGTATCTAATACCCTCAGCACTCGGTTTTTACTGTAAGATTTATCTTTCTTTTCTGTAAAAGTAATGAGACTGTTAATATCATATTCCACAACGACATCTCCGCTTTCAGAATACGAAAAGAAAAACTCGCCGTTTTGAATAGCTGCAACAGCCTGCTCATGGGTTTTCGGAGCGGCAACCTTTTCAGCTCCGACATAAATTTTCTGGGTATTACTTTGAGTATTGCCGGCAGAAGCGTCTGCTCCCGCAACCCATGCGGTAGCCTGAGCATTAGTAAGCGTTACCCCGTTAATGACAACTGAATTTGTTACGTTAATAATACCCTCATAATCAGCTTTATAATCTGCTGCAACAGCTTTTACTCCACGCCCTACATTTTCACGCAGGTACCGTATTTTAGTTTTACAAGCCGCAAGCAGCGATTCTTCTGTTACAGGAAACGCCAGAGTATTGAAATTAACGCTTTCCATATCATCAAGAAAGTCAGATATGTCGGAATTTGCCGCAACAGAATCTGTTCCTCCGGTTAAGGTTACTCCTGCAACCGATTCGAGTTCCGCCGATTCGGCTGCTGAAAAAACAATATAATTGCTTTCTGAAAGAGCCGCCGCCTCAGAAATCCCCTCAAACTGTTCTTTAGGCGAGCCGCTGAGGTAAACCGTGACGTCAAATCCCGATACGGGATTAGCTGCTACCGAATAACTGATGTCATTTCCTCTTGAGCCCCCGTATTTTGCCTCCGCAGTAAGTCCTCCTCCCGAACCGGACGCTTTGGCTCCGCCCTTTACGATATACACAATAACTGTCTGCGCGCACTTAAACGCTTCCCTAATCAAGAGCATAGACGGGTTATCATCGTAAACGCTGTAGCCGAGTTTTTCATAAGCAGAATCAGCTGAATCACCGGATATTGTGATAAACTCCTTTTCGGGACCGTACGAATGATTAACAAGAGGTATCAATACTGTTCCTCTATCGGATGTTCCTAATAACTGCTGATTTGCAGATTCAAAATTTATGTATGTTCCCGGTCTTATTTTTCCGACCGATTTATCAAATGTTCCTCCCGCCATTATTTTACCTCCTTGTTCTGCCATTTTGTTATAACAGATTTCATTTCTGCGACGGTATATTTTCCGGTCAGACCGTACGACGCCCCGTCAAAAGTACTTTGGGATATTCCGAAAAGCTTCAAGCAATTTCCCCTCAGCTTTTCAATAGAATACTTAGTCTGCGGCGGGTCTGCCGTCGCAGATTGGGATTTTACTTCTTCTTTTTTTGTCATAATTTACCTCCGTTAATATAGAACAACTCCACCAGCTCCGCCTCTTCACACGTATACGGTGTTCGACTTATCCAGTCAAGCTGAAGCTGATATGCGCATTCGTCAACTTTTTTTACATTTATATTATTTATCCGCATTAATTCGCCGGTCTTTTTCCCGTTTGAATCAATTAAAGGGATAAGTCGACGTCTACGGACAATATCATGATAAACAAGCATTGCAAGCTCATAGGCAAGCTCTGTTGTACTGTGAAAGAAATTTACATACAATATATATTCAGAACCGTAAGAGCTCAGTGTATCCGGTTTAAACTCTATTTCCGGCGACGGAAAAAATACTGACGGAACAATAAAGCTTTCCGGAATATTATGATAATACGGAGCAGGACTACCCGCAGAATCAAGTATAACCCTTATCACCGCTGCAAATTCTTTTTCAAGCATATGTCCCCCTAACCAAAATAACTGTTAATCCATTGCTGAAGCTTAGCTTCAATCAATCCGGGCAGCATTTTATCCAAAATTCTAAGCCCGCTTTCCCAGTAATGCGCCCCCTTGACCCAGTTTTGTTTCAACATCATGCCTGATTTTGCATTTTTGTTATAAACAAATGAAATTATTTTTCCTGTTTCGTCAAGAATGGTGTCACCCGGAACAAACCTCATTTTCTCGCCCTTTTTACAGGTCCAGTGACCGTCGTTTACATAAGAAGCATATTCGACATTAGTTCCAACCTCAAGAGTTAGACCGTCGTCAGACAATTCCCAAACGGTTCCACTGCTTCCTTTATGAAAACTATTGAGTAGAAGCCTTGTATCCATAACCTTGAGCCGTATTATCTCGTCCTCGATAATACGGAGAAACTCAAGACCGATACCTTCAAGAAACAGTGAAAGTTCCCGTTTAAACACACCGTTTCCCGCTCTTCTGCACTTTTCAAAGAACTCTTTCATTTCATCCGCTTCAAGCATTAAAGCGCCTCCTGCTCCTTTATTCGCTTTATATATACGAAAATGTGATGCCCACGAATATTTCTGGGCCTTTCTGCGGTATATTCAAGTCCTGAATTACAATCGACAATCCTGTCATTTATACGAATGTTTGTCCCGGCCGGCAACGTCAGTTTTATTTTTTCCCTTAGAATGTTCTGCGGCTGTTTCTGCTCGGTTTCGGCGTCAAGCGATTCGATTCCGAAATGACAGGGTATTTCTTTTTCATCCGGCTTATTATTATAATTAAAAACCGGAGAATCCGGCAGACCATAACCGGGAGAGTCTTTAGACTGTATCAAATGATATATATCGCATTTATGGTCTAAGAAATCAGCTAAAGCCATGTCAAAGCCTCCTTAACCGCATGATTACTCCATTTTTAGGCTTAACCCTTATGTATTCCTTTAGAAGCGGTTCTACGTCAAGATTTTCAGCTCGTATTTCTTTGCTTTCGGCAGTATAACTATAATCGTCAAAGGTTTCCGATTTAAATTCCTTAGATGAAACAACCGTATTATAGCCGTAAGCCTCTGCTAAAAGAATTACGGCTGTTTTAACATTCTGAGGTATTCTCTCATATCCTGAAAAATCGTTGTTTGTATAAGAAATAACGTATTGCTCGGCTCTTGAAATATCAACGGCAATACGTTCGTCTGTTCTTTCCTGAACCGCTTTTATATCAGAATACTCCCTGACCTCCTCCGGCGTTGCCCACGGTCTTACCGCCATTACGTCACGCCCTATCAAAAAATCCGGTATTTAAAAGCCTTTCAGCCTCTTCTGCCGCCACATATACCGGATTACCTTTTGTATATATCTTTCCCCCGCGCGTAAAGGACGCCCCTTTGACAAGCTTTATTCTTAAATTTTCTCGCTTCGAACTGTTTTCCCTTTCAACATCTTCCGCCGTATAAGAATCCCCGCCGTTTTTAATCGGATCATCAACGTCCTGATCAGTAGTACTATGGTTTTTTTCAACTGTTTTTTTAGCCATTTTTATCCCCCTCTTTACTCGGTTTTTTCAGATTCTCCTGAACCCGGCTCGCTTGAATTTGTAAAATTATCTCCGATTACAAGCGCGTCCGGATTGTTAATTTCCATATCGAAGTCAGCAAGAAGCGTATATTCATGTCTTGTCTTACGCGGTACAACATTATGATAAACCTCAAGGCTTTGACCGTAGATACCGTAAACAAAATTTTCATAAGGCGTAACTATCTGAATATTATCGGGGATAAACGCGACGGGTACAATCTCAAAGCCATCGTAGCTTACGTTCTTACCGCCCGTAATAAGCGCGTCGCCAAGCGCGGTATTTCTCGCCTGAAGCTGCTGCTTGTATTTTCTGTTTACGGTCGGTGAACAGAATATCTTTATCTTGGATTTATCCTCTTCGGTATAAAGAGAATAATACTTATTCGGCATAGCGGCTAAAAGTCCCGGGAAAACCGTATTAAGATAATCAACGCTGTCTTCCGTATCAAATTTATGTACGTTCGCGTCATTCTTAGCAATTTTTATCCAGCCGTCGTTAATGCTTATAAAGTCGTCATCCGATTCTGATTCGTCTCCTAAGAACGCAAGCTCTACCGTATCGTTTGCAAACTGCTGTGCAAACATTCTTGCAAGCGTTGTGTTTACGCCCTTTCCCTCGATGTTTTCTTTCATATACTGAAATGAAACATCATAAGGCATTATAACTCCGACCGCTTTAAGAGTCCGCCTTTTGTGTGTAACCGCACCCGTAGCCGGATTGTCTGAATTTTCCGCCTGACGCCTGAGGGCTCGCTTATTTACCTCTAAACTATCAAGATCTCTTGTGGTTTTTGCCATGGTTATGAAATCAACCTTTTTAAGAAAAGGCGAATAGTCCCTCATAAATGTAATAAATTGTTTTGACTGCTCCGCGTTCATCTTACCGCCGGTTCCCAATGAGGTCGTATCGGCTGCCGCTTTAGCTATGATACTTCTGTTATTCATAAAAAATCCTCCTTATACAAACATTCCTGAAAATACATCGTCTTCCTTTTCAACTGGAGCCGGCTCGTTATTTAGATTTGTAGCAATGCCCCTCGCTTTATATATAGGCTCCACAGCCTTTGCCAGCATTTCCGTTACTTCTTCTTTTGTTACGGGTTCCTCTTTCTTTTGTTCTGAAATCAATTTTTTTACCGTTTCAATAATAAACTTCTTTGTCTCATCGTCAACGCCATCGCTGTTATTTCCGCTGTTAGCCTTATTAACAGCTTCCTTTATAAGAGCCTCTACCTCTGCTTTTGTCATACTTTCCTCCATTTCCCCCGCTTTTATAAGCAGGCCGCAAGTGTTCTTGTATATATTTTTGAGTTTTTCAATATTATTGCCGTTTAATATATCAGATTTTGTTATTTCAGAATTGCTTTCAAGAATATCTTTTACAATCTCGGCAAAATCTGCAAGGCTTTCCTTGATTTTATCAGAATCCGTTTCAATTCTGATTTCTCCAGTCGCTACATCGCGCTTAAACAACGTTTCCTGCAAACTATAAAAAGCAGCCCAGAATGCTTCTGATACGTCTCTTTGCTTGAATTTTTCCGCAACTTCGCCCTTCTCTACTACCTCAAAGCCGAACATCTTCGCCAGCTTTTTTATAAGACTACTACCTTCTGATTTACTTATGCTCTCCGGCTCCGTTTCCTCCTCTCTATACACTCCCTTTCCGCCCATTGAAAAGCCTGTGATTTCTCCCTTTTCTATGGATGACCAAACATCAGAATCGGATATTTCGACTGTCATAAGCCATGTTCCTTTTTTTATCTTTTCATTACCGATAGCTGAATCGGATTTAGCGACCATGCTTTCGACTACAACGGCGTTTTCAAATTTTTCAAAATTATGTTGCAGATCAATACCGTTTCCGTTTTTTGCAAACCACACGGCCGCTTTCTGAATTTCCTCCTCGGTCATAAAATCCCCCTGGGAATCCTCTACCATAGGCTCGTATACGATTCCCGTTACATAATGGTTTTCCTCATCCGTTTTGATGATTTTTCCATACGCTGAAAAGGACGCGCGTCCGTCGTTTTCCTTTGTTATAAGGAACGACTTTTTATTAGCCGCTTTATCAACAAGCGAAATAAACTGTATTTCCGCGTCTGTTATGCTCCTTGCCTTCTTGATTACATGCATTTTAACACCTCCAAAAAATATTTAAGCAGTTTTATGCCGTGCTCAGGGCATGAAAAAAGCGCTCATAAAAGCGCTTAATCAATAGTTTCAAAGCTTACCGGAATCCACATATTCGGATTGAAGTTAAGCGTATAGTGGTAATTATCAACGTAATTATCCGTAACATCTTCGACCGTATAAGTTACATTGTCAGAAAGACCTATAAAATGCTTTTTATACGTGCCGTTTTCATCTTCAACTATTATTTCTAGCTGATTTTCGGCGGTATCCGCATTTAAGGACATTTTTCCGGTCATTTGAAAAAGTACATCGCCCTGAATGCAGTTAATAACGGTTATTTGCCTAATTGTGTTAAAGTTATCAGCTTGCTTTGAAATATTGTACGATACTCTTTCAGACTGTCTTTGACATCCGACAGACAATGCCGACATCAACGTCAGCCCCATTACGGCTGCAAGTATTTTCTTTGATTTTCTTTTCATAATTCTACCTCTTTCTTTTTTAGTGATATATAAAAATAACGCTCCGGCTATTGCCGAAACGCTTAACAAGCTATTTTCTTAACATTTGTTACTTCTATGAAGCTTTTTATCCGGTCGTAACCCCAGCCGCAATTAATCAAAGACGACACGAGCATTTCCATGCTTTCTATATCTCTGAGCTGTTCCGCTGTAAAACAATCGCGGAGATTATCTTTTTTGGGAATACCGTAATGCTCTCTCAGCTTATTGGCGTTCATGCCGAACAAAACCTTGTAAATGCAGTTTGTATACGTCGAATACGCATGACCGTGCATTCTTTCGTTTTCAGTAGACTGCTGCAAGGCTTTCGTGAGCGACTGCCTGACTGCGATCCCCTTTTCTCGTTCTATAAGCTTGCCCTGGAGCGTTTTCTCCATAACGTTAAACTGTTTTATGTAAGCTTCCTTGAACTTCATAGCCTTTTCGCCGGTGTAACCCATTGCCAAAAGGGTGAAGCCGTCGCGGGTAATATAATACATAGGATATTTTTTATTATTGCCCTCAACTTTGTATTCTGAAAACGCAAAATTGCGCTCTCTGAATTCCGTTGAACACCCTAAATTTTCTATATCCCTAAGTACGTCGGCATGACGTTTCTCAAACGTCTCCGCTACATCAAGACTGCTTACAACAGTTACTTCCTGCTTGTTGATTTTCGATACTTCTACTAACATAGTAATAATCCTTTCAGTTATTTTATTTTTGGGTATAAAAATAGCGCATACCTTTAGGCATACGCTGATTTGTATTAAATTGTGATATAACTAAACCGCCTT